TGGAATGGACCCCCATTGTACAGCCATTCATCAAGTGTATTAGCTTCCCAAATTGGGTAGAAGTGTAGTCCGATGGCATTGCTGCTCGGAACGACGGCTCCTGATATGATGTTGTTACCATACAACAAAGAGCCTGCGACGGGTTCGCGGATTCCATCAATGTCAACAGGTGGTGCTGCGATAAACGCAATGATAAAACATGTAGTAGCGGCTAGGAGACACGGAATCATCAGTGTTCCAAACCACCCTACATACAAACGATTGTTAGTAGAAGTAACCCAAGAACAAAACTCATCCCAGGTTGACTCCCGCTGTTGTTTTTGTAGTACTGCGGTCATTTAAATTTCTTTAAGAAAGAGTAAGCATAACTCTCCCTATTACCATAAATCCCCCAGCCCAGCCAATAGTAGGCTGAGTTCATGTAATAGGGGAGTTGTTGGTATTTAGTCTGAAACTCATCAAGCTCAGCACGGAACTTAAGCTCGTTAATCATGTAACGGGTTTGACCTTTCAGACTACTAGGATCGCACCCGTATCTTTTACAGAATATGCCAAGCCCATGATAACGACTTGGCGATGTCCATTGGATCAAACCATAACCTCCACGAAGGCAGTGGTCGTAAGGAACGATCGCACCTCCTTCGCAGATGTTAGGTATGAATTTACTTTCTTGTTGAATGTTACCCATGATCACAGCCAGGGCAACCTTATCTTTGATGTCCGCTTTAACTTGCAGTTGTTCTAGGATATATTGTTGCGCTGGTGTACAGGGAGGACATTCAATCATGATATTCAGAAGCTATACTTCACACCGGCTTTAGTGCCGTAGCTATTCACATCATCAAAAGCTGCAGACAGCTCACCATAAACGGAGACTTTTTCAGTAGCCTTGACAGAACCGCCAAGCTTACCAGTCAGGATGGTATCCGCTTCACCACCATCAGGAGCAGTGACGGACGGACCACCTTGAATATACCAACTACCAACATCACCACCACCTTCAACACCGAAGTGGAAGTCAGTCGTGTGACCTTGGAAGTCAGAACCCACAAAGCCTGCATTGTTTTCGATGTTGACGTAAGGACCGGCAACAGCAGGAGCAGCAGCAAACAGAGCTGCAGGGAGGATAGCAAAGAATTTCATTAGTTACGAATAATAGTTTTAGTGTAAGACACGCCGCGATACTTGTAGGTGACTTTAGTAGCCATGATAAACTCCAAGTACCTACCCCCCGTTCCATGAGTAGGTTACATGCGTCCACACGTGTGGATGAACGGACGACGTGATTGGGTTATTTTTTCTTGGCAGTTTTAGCTGCACGTTTAAAGTTAGAAGAAGTAGGAGCACCTTTAGATCCAGGCTTCCTCATCTTCTCCCCACTACCAGCAGCAATACGTTTGCGTTTGGCGTGGATGTTAGCGTAAAGTCCTTTCTTAGGCATTACTTTTTCTTGCCCCCACCTTTAGAGGTGTGAGGCTTACCACATTTAGATTTGTACATTACCATAGTCCTGGAATAATTTGACCAGTAAAAGCATAGGCACCCAGTGCAGCCATCACACCAAGCATAGCCAAGCGTCCATTAAGCATTTCAGCTTTTTCGTTATGAGTCACAGTGTAAGAATCGTCAGAGTACATGCGTGGTTCTTTAGCCCAAATGTTGGTGTCGTTCATTAAAAGGAGAGGTTAGAGCGGTCGAGTTTATTATAGATGTCTTGACGGTAGGCAGGATCACGATCATACCTAGGGTCATTCATAGCAGCAACAAGCTCAGCTTGACTGCGGAAGACATCTTGAGATGTAGCTGCTTTACCTTGAAGTGTAGTACCTTCAAAGCCTACAGCATCAGTGTACCTAGATTTCAAAGCTTGAATAGCAAAGTTAATAGCGGCTTTGTTGCCAGACTCAACAACGTTATCAAACGCTTGAACTTCTTGTTCACTGAAGTTATCAGCTGCCCACTGGACAAGCTGTTGATACTGCTCAGTACCGCCTACAGAATTGTGGATCTCAGCAACATCTTGGTCACTAAGTTCTACAGCTGTAGGAGCTTCAGCAGTATCTTTTGATTGATAAGCAAGGTAAGCTTTGATCAGATCTTCAGATGACATAGCGCTGAGCTTTTGTAGAGTCTCAGGACTCAGCTCACCATTCTCATCAAACTCATCATCCGCTGCCTCGAAAGCAGCAACGATAGGATCTGATTCTTCTTCTACTTCTTCAGGTTGTTCAGCTTGTTCTTCAGGAGAACCAAGTTTCTTTTGCAGTTCAATGTAAGCTTGCTCTAGTTCTTCAGCTGACTTATACTTGCCAGCCAACAACTCATTCTGCTCTTGCTCTAGTTTCTCTCCAATTGCTAGAGATTCTGCATCCCTTGCTTCCGCAGCTTCAACAGCTTGCGGATCGTCACTGGGATCATACGTTAGTGTTGCCATAGTTAGTGATTACTTTCAAACCATTCAGACCAACTTTCTCCACCTTACCAGATGGCACGCCAACTGATGGCTTACCAATCTTTTCTTTAGGAGCGTACTTGTTGGTCTCAAATGAGGTGGGGTTTGCTACTTCCGAAGGATCAAAGTTAGATTCCTTCTTAGGAGGGTTAGGTTTTTTACGTGGTACACGTTGTGGTCGTACCGGTTTATGTTCCAACGACATTGGTTACGTCTTCTTTAGCTTCAGGGTTTTTAGTGGGATCAGCTAAGGGTGATTTCAAGAAGGTGTTACGTTGATCATTCTCAGCTTGTTGTTGCATCATCATCTGTTCCTGCTCAACCATCTCTTGCTGTTCTTCTTCACGGTCTTCAACGGACTTAACAAGGTTAAGTACATCAATACCTTGAGCAGCAGCAAGACGTTTGATAGCTTCGTCAGCGTTAATGTATTGCAACAAAGCTTCAGGTCCAAGAGTCTGAGCAATAGTCATGATGAAGGTAGTGAGTGATTCACGATCTTGACCACGACCAATAGCATTAATACCAGCAACAATAGTAGGAGAAACAAGATCTTTAGGGATCTTAGGAAGCTGACCACTACGTTGCAGAACCATAAGCTTACGGTTCAAGTAAGGAAGAAGGAACTCAACAGTCAACAGTGAGAACAAACCACCAAGCTGTTGTTCAAGTTCAAGCTGAGTAAGCCTGACTTCTTCAGCTGTCGTACGTTCAGACTGACGAACAGTAAGAACAAGGAAAGCTTCAGACAAACGTCGTTCCAGGTTGTTGGACATTTCAGCAGCTGTTCTAAAGTCTGCTGTCTTACCAACTTGGATAACACCGATGTCATCAGGTCTACCCTGAACGATCGCTCCGTTGCCTGCCTGCGCCAGCGTCTGCGGTTTAGTTGTGCTTGAGGGTGATACAGTGAACACCACTTTAGCGGCTGCTGCAGAGCCTTCTACGAGGGACTGGGAGAGTGCATCAAGAGACTTAAGATCTCCCAAGAACTCCTCAACTCTACCGCGCCCATAGTTTTCTCCATCGACAGAATTAAACCGCAGTACAAGCCAAGGACTAGCATCCTTTGGAGCTTTGCTTTCAGACCCAGGAATTTTTTTGCCATAAACTTCTTGATGCCAGAGCCACCTGTTGTTATCCAGACGGACATGAGTATAAACTTCTGCATCATCTGGGTGAAGAACAGTGTTGTTCATAGGTGGAGCTGGTTTCTCCATCAGCTCAGATGGCAAAAGATTTTTGCTAATTAATTCTTTTGTAACGATCTCAATTACGTTACCGTTTCCATCTCTTTCGATAACATAACGGTTGAGAGGATAGTGCTTAAGACCATCCTTACCCATAAAGATCAACGCATTACCACCAACAACAAGATGTTTAAGAGCTTGGTGCACAACGACACGATCACTAGAAGCAGCGATCGAATCCATTACCATACGCTCCATCTTAGCAAAACTAAGATCAAGTTCAGAGCGGATCTCAGCAGGTAACTCAGTACCTAGCTTATCATCCCGAACCTGCAGCTTAAAGAATGTAGATTGAGGAGGCAACAAAGCAAGCATAAGCTTTGAAGCCAATGTGACTACACCTTTAGCACCTACGCTTTGCCAAGGTTGTTTAAGTTGTTGATGAGAAACACGATAGTCATCCAGTTGGATGAGGTAAGGAAGTGTTAGCTTAGAGCAATCAACCGCTGTGTCTAGAAATTCAGAACGATAACTACTTAGACGATCGTATCTAGCTTTAGCGTTCATTTGTTTTAACCGATGTTCATACCACCACCGTCTCCACTAGGAAGGTTAAGTGGGATCCTAAGAGAAGAGATTCCTCTCCCAAGGTTACGTACAGTTTTTCGTTTAGAAGATGCAGGAGCTACGCCTTGGTTAAGTGAACCAATGGTAGCACCAGTTTGTGTTGGAATAGACCTGCGTGTTCTTTCTGCTTCAGCTAACATCTGTTGACGTTGTGCTTCTAGTTGTTGCTCAAACATTGCAGTCTGTCTAGCCATCTCTTGACGCGCTTTTCTTGCATCTTTCTCTGCTTGTCTCCTAGCTTTTCTTCTTTCGTTACCGCCGCCGCCCATAATTAAGAGTCCTCATTGATTTTAGATTGAATCCACTCCAACACACTTCGTTGACCAGCACGATACATGATCTGATTTACAGAAGATTCAGGAGTAGGGTTAACAGGTGGAAAGACAGTCTCCAATTCACTAAGGAGACCATCAACAGTAAGCCCTAAGTTAAGCGTACTGTGGGAGGTTTGGATTTGCATGTTCAAAGAACGCTGGCATACGTGCACGTTTGGTTTCGGAAAGCTCAGGTGCCTTACCCTCATACATCAAACGATCACTGGAATCCAGCCAAAATTTTTTGTTCAGATATTTATTAGGGTTATTAGCTTTAAGTGGCTGCATAACCCAGTTGATTGTAGCCTTACGCAATTTATCAAGAGAGGGACTAGATTCCAGTCCAAGCTCACGACACACCAAACTGTTAGTGGCTACGTGTACCTGCTCATCCCTAGAGATGTCAGCAGATACAGTCCTCAACCCCGCATCTCCTGTAAAACGGAAAAACGGGAGGAGGACAAAGAAAATCGCACGTTCGGCAACCAACGCTTTGAGGATCGTGTGATCCGGATGAGCAACCCAAGCGTCTCTAAGGAGTTTGGCTTCTTTTTCAGCGTGTTCATCAACACCCAAGGCGTTGGTAATATAACCCAATGCAAGGTCGTGGTTCTCTTCGTCTTTAACGTTGGACAATAAGATCTCCCTCGCCAGCTTTGGTACATCGTTGTTAAGTGCATCAGTAATAAAGTCACCAACTGGCAACTCCATGTGGCGGATAGCCAAGGCACGGTAGATAGTTTCTTCCGCACCTTCTAGGAGTTGACCAGCAGTGGTCTGAACAGGTGTCCAGGTTCTTTTACGATTAAGTAGTTTTTGATAAGGGTTCATTCGCCGCAATTACAATCAGGAGCAGGATCATTAAGAATAGACTCCAGGTAATCGTTCACATCTGACTCTTCCAACGCAGCGTATGCATCAGTCTTGTCTTGTGTATCACCCATTACCTGAAGCGAATAATAAAGGGAGGTTTGGTCAGATGCCAACCACTCTTCGATAAACGCTTCGTCATAGGTGATCACATCGGACCAACTATTGAAGCTGTAGCCGTGCAGAAGTCCGGTCTTATCAAGCATACGCATGATACCGTCTGCAACTT